GTTAAATGTGGATTTATGAAAAGAGACTTCAATGTCCCGTGAACATCAAGGAGACAAATGCAAAGCTGGCACAGGCAATCATATCACAATATGGCGGTCTGTAGACGTTTACTAATGGGAACTTATTCTTGTTACGGAATAAAGAAGAATTCCATTGTATCAGCTTCTTTGTCGTATATTATATGATCCACGATCGAATTGATTGCCGTTGCTTTTTCCGAATCACTTTGTGCATTCATGATAGTATCGTGAACAGTTCGAATGACATCTACTGTAACCGTCTTGGGTTTTACTTCGGGTACAACAAGCTCCTTCAGATGAGCAATCTCTGCTTCTAATTTTTCTTTATTTGCTTTATATTCCTCCAGTGTATCGATACCATTTACGTAAGCTTCTTTTACACGACCAAGCTTCGCCTTGACGCTTGCAATCTGTTTTGCAATCGCCGCTTCATCCTGGTTAAATTGAACGATAGGGGCAATTGTTTTTATATCTTTATCTTCGACGATGTTCAGCAATCCGTCAAGTACATATTGCGCCGCTTTACCTGCAGATATACTGTTCCTGGTTGCGCACATACCTTTCACATTTTTCCAGCACACAAAATAGGGGTAGTGTTTACCTGTTTTCGTGTCCAATCCATTTTGATATGCCAATGTACCACCACAATTCGGACATTTCAGCAAACCGGACAACCAATGCTTGTAAATATCCGGTCGCTTTCCGTGTCCCATTCGGGCAGTAATTTTTGCATATCGTTCCTGCGTTGCATCCCACAACTCCTGATCAATGAGTGGTTGATGTTTTCCGTCTCGGATAATTTCTTCTCCTACTCGTGGCGTAGTACGTCTGCTACTTGCACTGTTCCAACGGATTTTTCCAATATAAAACGGATTTTGAAACATATCAGTAATATTGCGAGTTTCCCAGCGCTTTCCAGTTCTTGTGCGATAACCCAAGTTGTTAATGGTCGCTGCGATTTTTGTCATAGGTATATGTTCGATTGCAAACATGTGAAAGCATCTTTGAACCATAGGACCATAATATTCGTCGATTTGTGGGATGGCATCAGGTCCCCTTTCTTTGGTATATCCAATCGGCACATTTGAATTGTATCCGCCGGCAAGAGCCTTCTGCGTCATGCCACGACGGACTTCACCGGAAAGCCGGATAGAGTAGTATTCATCCATCCACTCGAAGATACGCTCCACAAGCTCACCGATCACGCCATCTGGCAGCGGTTCGGATACAGATACTACATCCACATGATTCTTTTTTAACAGCGATTTGTATACGATGGATTCTTCCTGATTCCTGGCAAAACGAGAGAACTTCCATACTAGTATTGCATCGTAGGGATGCTCCTTGGATTTTGCCATTGCAATCATATCTTGAAATTGCGGTCTTTTGTCGGCATTTCTTCCGGAGATACCGAGATCTTGATAGATGTCTATAATTGTCATGTCGTGGGATGCAGCATACTCTTTCAGAAGCCGGATCTGGGCATCTGGTGAGTATTCTTCCTGTGAATCTGTAGAAACTCTGATATAAGCGCATACAGTCTTCATAAAACATCACTCCTTTATACAATTTGAAATTGTACATCGAGAGCCTTTATGATATAATATGCTTGCTTAGGGCATTATATCAAAGACTTAGGCTTTTGTTTAAGGCTCTTGATGTATTGCGTTCCCTCAGGTGTTTCCAGCACCTGGGGGATTTTTATTTATGTAATTATGATGCTTTCCAAGAGTTGCCGCAATTCTGACATATGCATACAGATTCGTTCTGGAATGTCGTTTTCTCACCGCCCTTTGATTTCTTCCATACAAGGTTAGATAATCCGAGCGTACAAACAGCTGTAATACCTCTTGCGGCATTGTTTACATGACCACCAACGCCATTCCCTTTTTTCTTTGTTTTTCCCCCAGTCTGAATTATCTGGACGTTAACGTTTTGACTTCCACATTTTGGACAAATCATATTTCCTTCCTCCTTAAAATTGTAAATATCATAAATGCCTTGGTGAGCAATTATGTGCATAATATTCTAAGTGGTCAACGCAAGCATCTCTATTCTCGAAGTCTAACCGGGTGATGTGAGACAGAGCATGCAAGTAAGCGTCTGTCTGCTGTTCCTGATTGAGTCTTGAATTGATAAAGATTGAGAAACTGCCATCTTCGTTCGAAGTGACGGTTTCTTTTGCGTTTGCTCCCTTAAAATCAATTAAGTGTACAAATACTTCGTTCGTAATATCACCCCCTGCGACTAAGAGCATATCATATCGCAGGTACAATAATACGGACTTATTCGCCTTTTTCTTTCTTTTTTAATGCAAGTAGCATTGTATGTACTGTTTGGATGTCTTCCGGAGAAGCATCACGTGCAGCATCGAAGAGAAGTGAGAGCTCTTTGTTCTCGAAGATCTCCTGTGCTATTTTTGCTGTCTTCGGATTCTCGTAGTAATGTGTTTCCTCAACTTGATCTTTATCTTCCATCAAATTTGAGCGTTTACAGTTGAATAATTCACACATTGCATCCACTTTATCCATTCTTGGAGATTTGATGCCATTACACCAATTATATACAGATGTAGTTCCTACGTTCAGATGTTTTGCGAGCTCTGCTTGTGTCATATTATACTTATTAAGATAATATCTTAGATTTTTTGCGAACAATTTATTGAATTCTTCGTATGGCATGTTACCACCTCCCTACAAAAGAGATTATACACCATAAGTGGACATATAGCAACTAAAAATGAAAAAAATTCACTTTCAGTGTTGACATCCACTTAAAGTGATGGTATTATGATATGCGAAAGGAGATGATAACGATTGCAGAATGTTAAGATAAGCTTGGCAGCGGCAAGAGTAAATGCGAAATTAACTCAGGAAGATGTCGCCAAAAGCCTTAAAGTAAGCAAAAAAACAGTAATCAACTGGGAAAAGGGTGCAGTTACACCATCGTTTGCAATTCTTGATACATTATCGAGATTATATAATATGCCGTTAGATTATATTTTTTTGCCCACAAAATCCACTTAAAGTGATAGAAAGGAGAAAGGATTGGGATTTATAAAAAACTTTGTTGAATCTGAAAAGGAATTGAAATCAATTAGAGAAGACGTTAGAAGAGAAAAATTCCTTGAAGATAACAAAGGGTTTCAAGAATTTCATCATGTAACAGATGAAGAGATTCTTTTCTATGAGTACCTGTATAAAAGGGAACGCAAATATAGAACAGTAATTCTTATTTTAAGCCTAGTTTGCTTAGGATTATTACTGTCAATATGGATGTAACGATTGAAACAACTATAGGTGTGATAACGGAAGTAAGCACTCGTGAGAAAAATTTTTCCCTGCGATATGTTAGGTAGCGAAGATAATTGCTTGTGACAGAGTACGTTCCATCTGGTATGGATGAACCAATAATGTCTGTTTTTCCAGAACTGTTTTGGCGGATAAATTTTATATCAGAAAGGTAATATTCGGAATCACCAAAATATTCAGCTTTGGATTTCTTTCTCATGCGGGTAACAAAAAGCTTATATTTTTCCTTCATACTTAAAGTTATTTTTTCAAAATCGTAAACCATGTGACACACCATCCTTTTTTGGGAATAGTGTATCACAAATTTAATTAGATAGAAAGGAGAAGCATGAGCGAGTTAGTATGTGTAATTCTGATTGTGGTTGCTATTAGTCAGTTTGCAAGAGCAGCCGCATATAAGAAATCAACAAAAGCCCTTACGCTGTATCTGAAAGATATTGATGCTGTTCCAGATGAGCAGACAATACAGAGATACAGTGAAAAGGCATTGCATTCATCAAATACCAAGCGTTGATGGGAAGGAGAAGCATGGAAGGAAAATCAAAATATGAGGTAATTGCCGAGAAGCTGAAAGATGTAAAAACATTTGCGGAAGCGAAGGAAATCCTTACAGATGAAGAGATGGTTTATTACTTCATGGAAGCGACAGACAATTTGCTGGAAACCCAAGAAGGCGAAGAGCTTGTTATCAGAGATATTTTGAAAGCTCTGGGAGCAAAAAAATATTCTGTGAAACATGCTCTATACCTGCTTGATGTGGCAAAAGATGTTTTATCTGTGATTGCCAGATTTGATTTTTAGAGCATCCATTCTCCAGCGTGCTGTTTCTTGATTGTGTTGAAAGATTCCTTATTCTTCACGTAATCATCAAGGAACTGCTCCGGAGTGGTTGCAGAAGATGTTTTGACCGTGTAAGCCAGTGCAATGTCTTCCCATTTGGTTAAAGCATCTTTGACAATATCATTTGACATGATTTCACCTTCTTTCATATGTATTGGTGTGGCGCACCTGTATGAAGTATAAGGCGAATTTGTTGATTGTTCAATGGATGTTATTTTGATGGAACGCAGTAAGCCCTAAGCAAGCACACTGTAGACCTTAGTTGAATAAGCTAATGCAGGAGGTGATGCGTTATGACCTATACATACAATGTGTTGGTTGATGGAAAATGGGTGGATTTGAAAACACTTCCACCAGAACAGCAGGAAGAGATTAAGAAGAAGCTGACCGACAAGGTAGCGGATGCACTTGCTGTTGAACAGGCAAAGAAATGTTCATAAGATACCGCAGGCACGACCTGCGAATATGTGGACAAGCAGAGAGGAAGAAAGAGGATGAGCAATAACATGATTATATGGTCCTATCGGCTGGCAACGTTCGCCATGGTCGAAGGTGCGGTGCTGTTATGGATTGGTATGGTCTATGGATTTTGGATGATGCTTGTGGCTGTAATCTATAAGGAGCTGATTGAATATGCCAACAATGATGATATGGATCATGCAATCGAGATCTACAAAAAAAGCACCCTTGGGACTGGCATCCCGCAGGTGCAAATAACAAATAACACAATAAGAAGTATAACACGGAAGGGAGCGTGAATCAATGGTTACCATGCAGGTGCTTCCAAATCGTGAAGATTGGTTGAAGCACAGAACGAAGATCGGCGGATCAGATGCATCTGCAATACTTGGAAAGAATCCATACAAGACAAATGTGGAACTCTGGAAGGACAAGGCGTTTCATCTGATGCCGGAGGATATCTCGGACAAGCCGTATGTGAAGTATGGCATACAGGCAGAACCACATCTAAGAGCTTTGTTTAGTTTGGATTTTCCGGAAAAAAAAGTTTTCTACGAAGAAAACAATATGTGGACAAATGACAAATATCCATTTGCACATGCAAGTCTTGATGGATGGTTTGAAGATCCAGATGGGAAAAAAGGAATTTTAGAGATAAAGACAACTAATATTCTTAATTCCTCACAGAGAAGAAACTGGAAAGATCATTACATACCTGAAAATTATTATGTTCAAGTGCTGCATTACCTGATGGTTACGGAATTTGATTATGTCGTTATCGCAGCACAATTAAAATCCGTATTTGATGGTTATGTTACAAAGCAAACAATCTATGAAGGACCTTGACGATGTGGCAGCGGACAACAAGAAATCATATTCATGGGCGTCAACCATGCACGGAAGGGCACTTGCTCACGTTCAGGGCGTGCTTGATACGTTGGAAGCTCTCCCGGAGAACAGCGGGAAGTATCGTTTTCGGAAGGGGTTGAAGCTGTGAGTGAATATCCATGTAAAGGATGTACGGACAGAAAGGTAGGTTGCCATGGCGAGTGTGAAGGCTATAAAGCATTCGCCACGGAGCAACGGAAGAAAAATGAGTGTATTAGAAAACAAAAAGATGCTTTGAGCGATTATCTGGATATGAAACGAGATGCTGTAAAGCGGGCGAAAAGGAGGAGATGAAATATGTGTGTAAAACCAATATTGTTTAATACAAAGATGGTTCGGGCGATTCTGGACGGGAGAAAGAGTTGCACCAGACGTGTGATAAAGCCACAACCACAATCAAGGCTATGTTATACATATGCATGCAGCCGCAAGGGTTGTATAGGAAAATGGACATATCCAAACAGGGGAGCACACGAATTGTGGGGCGAAGAATATAAGCTTCCGGAAAATATAAAGGATGAGGAATTAAGCAAACAATGGAATCCGCCATATCACACGGACGATATACTGTACGTGAGAGAAACATGGAAAAATGCACTGAACGGATACTATTACTACGAAGATTGGCAAAGAGATGACATTGCCGATGTTACAAAGTGGAAACCATCCATCCACATGCCAAAAGAAGCGGCACGTATCTGGCTTAAGGTTACGGATGTACGGGTGGAGCGGTTGCAGGAGATCACCCCTTGTCAGGCTGTTAATGAAGGTGTTGGAGATCTTTTTTATGAAGATATCGGATATAGTGAGAAGAATTATGGAACAGAAGTTGATAAGGACTATGGGATTGCAAGAGAACAATTTGCATGGTTATGGGATTCCACCATCAAAAAATCCGACCTTGACCGCTATGGATGGGATGCAAATCCGTATGTATGGGTGATTGAGTTTGAGCGATGCGAAAAGCCAGAAAGCGAGGGAAATTAAATGAATATAGGAGTTGCTTGTGCAATAGTTCATAACATAAATTCTGAAAAATATTCAGAAGATGAAAAAATTGAAGCATTAAAAATGTTCTTAGAAATGCCAACACACAATGGAACGACTAAAGAACAAATTCTTAAAGCATTTCGGTGGTTTTGGAATTTTTGTATTGAAGAAAGCGAGGAATAATATGACAGAGAGTGAAGCGATAGAAGGCTTGGGAATACTTAACAATGGACTAAATGAAGCTTTTGTGAATGCAGATGAATTAAGTGAAGCGTTACAAATGGCAATACAGGCACTTGAAGAAGTACAGAAGTACAGAGAAATCGGAAGCATAGAAGAGTGCCGTGCGTCGAGAGAAAAGCAAATTTCTAAGAAACCGCTATATATTGCAAATTTAGGTTGTACAGCATTATGGTTATGCCCAGTATGCGAAAGAAGAATAATCAGAAGTGATTTAGTTTACTGCCATCAGTGCGGACAGAAATTAGATTGGAGTGATGAAAATGAGATTGATTGATGCGGATGAATTGAAGAACATATTGACAGTTGCCGAATATCCTTGTGTGTTGCAGACTGCGTTGGTCGGAATTGTTGACACACAACCAACCGCTTATGATGTGGATAAGGTGTTGGAGCAAATGGAAGATGCAACTGCAATAGGTGCTGATTGTGTAGGAAATGCGTTTGAGTGCATTCCCAAATATATGGCAATCGAAATTGTAAAGGCAGGTGGTAAAATCTATGGGAAAGTTGATTGATCCGGAAAGATTAAAGAGCAGATTGGAAAGTTATGCTGAAACATACAAGAGTGCCGGCATGGATGTACCGTATGATATGGCGGTTGTGACGGATATCATTGATCGCAGCATTAACAGTTACAATGTGGATTATGTAGCAGAGAATGTAACGGATATGCTGGAGGGTATCGTTGATGAAAATCTGCTGAAAGACGTGGTGGCATGCATCAAAAGAGGGTATAGTTTGATTGCATACACCTAAAATCAGTATAAAGATTGTGAAAAAGTTGTAAGTTTTTTGACTTATTTGTATAACATGAGACGAGAAATCTGTGTTATATTTAATGTATCATAAATGGAAGTTGAAGGCATCGTGCATTTTGCATGGTGCCTTTTGCTTTATGCCTGCCGTACTCTTTAGCTGATCATATCCTCCGGTGCGGTAGGCTTTTTGTTTGGATGGATATTGTAAAGGATGGTGATTGTGATGGCTAAGCTTACAGCCAAACAGCAGAGATTCTGTGATGAATACCTGATTGATCTGAATGCCACACAAGCAGCTATCAGAGCAGGGTATTCGAAGAAAACGGCAAATAGAATCGGAACTGAAAACTTGTCAAAACCTGTAATCAAAGAATATATAGAAAACCGGATGGCGGAGAAAGAAGCGGCATTGATAGCCGATCAGGATGAGGTGCTTAAGTATCTCACATCCGTGCTTCGTGGACAGAGTAAATCGACCGAGATTGTGATTGAAGGCTTGGGAGACGGAAGCACAAAGGCTCGGAAGATGGAGAAGGAACCATCGGAGAAGGACAAGCTGAAAGCGGCGGAGCTTCTTGGCAAGCGATATGGATTGTACACCGAGAAGGTGGAAGAGAAAGTCGATATGGAATTGAATGTGACTATCGATTATGGAGATGAAGAATGTTAGAAGATAAGACGATTGACATTTTAGGAACGTTATACACAATACATTTTGATGTTTGTGATGAAAAAATGCCTGAAAATGCTGATGGGTGCATGGATCAGAGTGTTCATATAATCAAGATTTCAGAAATGAAATCTGACAGGAATTCTTTGATGGATTTAGATGCATACAGGAAGAAGGTATTAAGACATGAAATTATTCATGCTTTTTTATATGAATCCGGTATGTGGAATTGTAGCGGTGCTTCTGATGCATGGGGCATGGATGAAACAATTACAGACTGGTTTGCTATCCAGTCGCCAAAAATATTCAAGGCATTCAAAGAAGCTGGTTGCCTATGAATGTAAGTGTGCAAATGAATCCATGTTTCCGGGAGGTAGACCGAAGCACGAAGCGATATATCGTGATGAAAGGCTCTGCTGGGTCAGGAAAGAGCGTTGACACAGCGCAAAACTACATCCTGCGGCTGATGAAAGATAAGGGCAGGAACCTTGTGTGTGTCCGTAAGTCAGATATCACAAACAGAGACAGCACCTATGCAGAGCTCACAGGTGCCGTGTATCGGATGTTTGGAGACAAGGCGGAGCGATATTGGAAGATGACCACATCGCCGTTGTCGCTTGAATGTCGGGCGAATGGCAACCGCATTATATTCCGTGGAATGAATGATGATAAACAACGAGAGAAGCTTAAGTCAATCACATTCCAGAAGGGAAAGCTCACAGATGTGTGGTGCGAGGAAGCAACAGAACTGACGCAGGCAGATGTGGAAATTATAGATGATAGATTGCGTGGGGAATTGCCGCCCGGGCAGTTCTACCAGCTTAGAATGACCTTCAACCCGGTGAATAAGAATCATTGGATAAAGAAGGTCTATTTCGACAGATATGATCCGGATGTGCTGACGCACCATAGTACATATCTTGGTAACCGCTTTATTGATGCGGCGTATCATCGCCGTATGATGCGTAGAAAAGAAGTAGATCCTGAAGGCTACAAGATATATGGTCTTGGCGAATGGGGCGAGATAGGCGGCTTGATTCTTCATAACTGGGAAGTCGCGGATGTATCGCAGAATCTAAATGATTATGATGATATCGCAATCGGTCAGGACTTCGGTTTCAATCATGCCAATGCCATCCTTCTTCTTGGTATCAAGGATGATGATATATACATCCTAGATGAGATATATGTGCATGAGAAAGAAACTGCGGAAATCATACCGCTGGCGATTCAGCATGCCATACCAACGAATAGGACAATGTGGTGCGATTCCGCAGAGCCGGACAGAATCAAGACATGGAAGGGTGCAGGCTATCGTGCAAAGGGCGTTGATAAGGGCGGTTCCGCAGGATCTGTCAAGGCTCAGATAGACTGGCTCAAGGGTGTGGTCGATAAGAACCACATTATACGAAGAAGAATATATGTTGCCCCTCATTGTGTAAATACAATTAAGGAGCTGCAACAATGGAAATGGAAAAAGGACGAACGAACAGGTGAGTATACTGATGAGCCGGTTCCAATCATGGATGATGCGATGGCGGCACTTCGATATGGCATCGAAGGATGGCGTAAGCCTTGTCCATGGCTTATTTAATTAGAAAGGGCAAAGAATGTGCTGACGGTAGACGAGATTAAAAAGTTCATAGACGACGATAGAACGAGCGAGAAGAAGCGGTTTGCAAAGGTCGGTGAGCGGTATTATGACGGCGATAATGACATCAAGCAGTACCGCTTATTTTATTACAATGCAGATGGCAATCTGGTTGAAGATAAGACTCGAAGCAACGTGAAGATACCGCACCTATTCTTTACGGAGCTTGTAGATCAGGCGGTGCAGTATATATTATCCGGCAATCGAAACGGAGAACGCATTGTGCGATCGGATGATCCAGAGCTCCAGAAGCATATGGATAAGTATTTCAATAACAATGATATCTTCATGGATGAGCTGGCGGAGTGCATCACAGACTGCAAGGTAAAGGGATTTTCGTACATTTATGCATACAAGGATGCGAATGACAGATATGCATTTGCTACAGCGGATTCCATGGGTGTGGTTGAAGTGCGTGAGAAAGACACGGATGATGGATGTGCATATGTGATTTACTATTATACGGACCGTATAGATAAAGGACACAAGGTTATAACACGTGTGCAGGTGTGGAGTGAGAAAGACACGACATACTATGCGATGGTTGACGACGGCGAACTCATGATTGATGATTCCGTAGAGATCAATCCAAGACCGCATATCCTGTACAAGAAGAATGGCGGGAAGGAAGATGATACATACTATGAATCGCTCGGATTTATTCCGTTCTTCCGGCTGGATAATAACAAGAAGCAACATTCGTCTCTGCGACCGATTAAACCGCTGATTGATGATTATGATCTGATGGCATCGAGCTTATCCAATAACCTGATTGATTTCGACACCCCTTTGCATGTGGTTAAGGGATACGAAGGCGACAACATGGACGAGTTGCAGACGAATCTCAAGACAAAGAAGATAATCGGCACAGGAGAGAATGGCGATGTCGACATCAAGACAGTTGATGTGCCGTATCAGGCACGTAAAGAGAAGATGGAGCTTGATGAGAAGAACATCTACCGCTTCGGTATGGGACTGAATACAGCAGGATTGAAGGATACGGCTGCAACGACCAACATTGCAATCAAGGCGGCATATTCGCTCTTGGAACTGCAGTGTAATAAGCTTGAGATCCGGTTGAAGAAGCTACTCCGGCACCTTGTACGGATTGTAATTGAAGAGATCAATAAGACAGAGAAGAAGGGTTATCAGGATTCCGATGTGTATTTCAAGTTTGAGCATGTGATTATGAGCAATGCTCAGGAGAATGCACAGATCAAGCTTACGGAAGCGCAGGCACATCAGGTTGTAATCAACACGATCATGTCTTTAGCGGATACATTAGATGATGAGACGATTATCAAGGCTATTTGTGATGAGTTAGATATTGACTATGAAGAGATCAAGGACAAGCTGCCGCAGGACGCAGAAAAAGATACAGCGGATGCCAAGCGGCTATTGGATGGAGTTGTGACGAGTGAACAAGCGACAGAAGGAAGTTCTACAAGCACAGCTGAATAGTGAAGAAGAGGTTATTGCACAGTTAAAAAGTGTATATGAGCAGGCTCTAAGAGATTGTGAAGCAAAGATACAGGAGTTATCAATGCGGGCAGATCTTGAGCCAGAGAATATACAGTCAATCATATATCAGAAGCAATACCAGGAAGCAATCAAGGCGCAGTTAGATGGCGCTCTTGCGAATCTGCAATCAGATTCATATGCAACTGTATCTGATTATCTTACACGGAGTTATCAGGATGGATATCTAGGCTCTATGTATGATATGCAAGGGCAGGGAATCCCTCTTGTGATGCCGATAGACCAAGAAGCTGTGACAAAGGCGGTGATGCTTGACTTCAAGCTATCCACGTCTCTGTATGACCGAATGGGCGAAGACGTAAAGGTAATCAAGAAATCCGTGCGGCAGGAGGTATCGAGAGGACTTGCGCAGGGTATGACGTGGAGCAACATTGCATCGAACCTTGCACGGAATATGAAGCATACGCCATTCCAGAGGGCGTACAACAACTCAATCCGGATTGCCAGGACAGAAGGACACCGCATACAGAATCGTGCCGCATTAGACGCACAGAAGAGAGCAATCGATCGTGGTGCAGAGGTCGTGAAACAATGGAATGCAGTTCTCGACGGAAGAACCAGATCCGAACACCGAGAATTGGATGGACAGATGAGAGAAGTCGGCGAGATGTTTGAGATTGCCGGAAATAAGGCAGAAGCTCCTGGATTGTTTGGTGATCCATCGCAGGATTGTAATTGCCGTTGCTGTCTGGATCAGAGAGCGAGATGGGCGCTTAATTGTGGTATTGTGAAAATGGATAATTTCTCGAAACAAACAGTCACTTTCGAATCTCCAGAAGAGTATGCGGAGTGGAAAAAAGTATACTGGTCTGATGAAAATATCGCATATATGCAGCACGTTACGGCGATGGAGAAGAAATATGGCAAGAACTTCGAGAAGATGCTTAATTGCATGACAGATAAGGAATATGAGAAGTATAAGCGGTTGCTGGATAACAATCCGATGTATAAGAAGAAAACAGTACCTACAAACAAAGACGGAGAGGTTATTTCTTTTGATTGGAAGGGAAAGTCCGATAAGCATAAACAGCAACAACAGATTATATCAGATTTGGCAAATGAATATCGTACAAGACTGCAAAAGGTAACAGTTGGAGCAGTGAAAGCCGCAGGGGATGTAAATATGCCTGGTACTCTGATGCGGTTGAATTCAGCGTTTAATGAAGATGCGATACATGAGTTTGCACATACGTTAGCGGGGACTAATGCAGATAAATGTGGACTTACGCACAATCAAGATTTTTGGAAGGAAATAAAAAAAGTTAGAAGTGCATATCGAAAAGATGTAGGCGATGATACAAAAAGATGGATTAGTTCGTATGAACATAGTGAAATGAAATTCCCAGATGAGTTTTTTGCAGAAGCCTTTACGCAAGCAAAAATGGTTGAATTAGGAATGGAACTACCTTCGAAATACGGAACTGATTTAACATATTCTAAAAAAGTTCTTGAAATTACTGATAAATATTTCAAGAAAACCGCTATTGCAAATAGCGTGGAAAATGGTACAATAACATTAGCAGATATCAATAAAATGATAACTCCATACGAGAGAAAGGTACTTGATAAGATACCTGCAAAAAGCGGTTATTTTGATTTTGCAGCGCATGGAAGCCCTGATTATATAGAATATGGGGAAAAAGGAAAAAATATGTCTGCAAGAGATGTGGCCAGAGTTATTTCTCATAATGAAAAGTACAATGGTCAAAAAGTACGAATGTTATCATGCAGTACAGGTGCATCGGATGATGGATTTGCTCAACAGCTTGCTAATTCGCTAGGCGTTGAGGTAGAAGCTCCTACAGATGTGCTGTATGTTTATGAGGACGGACATTTCAAAGTAGGTTATGACGGAAGTGGAACAATGAAAACATTTAAGCCACAAGGAAAGCGGTGATAATATGACATTTTTTGGATTTTTCAAAGGAATGAAATATGGAAAATGCGAAGATGATTTTGATGATTATAAGAAAATCAAAAATCATATTAGCAGAGATAAGATATTAAAATATCTGGAAAGTCTTTCTATTTCGGCTGTTGCGCCTATGTCTACCGAAGATATATTTGATGGGGAAGAAATACCGCAAGCAGGAATATACGAAGATGGGGATTTTACATTTCCAGCTGATTTCTTACACTATTACAAAAAATATGATATTGGAATACCAGAAGAATATGAGAACTATATTAGTTCAAAGGTAAATTAGACGAAAGCACTCAGCAGTAGCAGGGTGCTTTTTCTGTGTAACAAAATAATTATGTAATTTAGACCATGATTAAAACGTGGTCTTTTTTTATGCCCAAAATCGGCTTAAGGCGATTAAACTGTGACGAATACTTACTCCGGCAAGAGTGATAACTGCCATGCGTGACTGCGATTAAAGTCAAGAAAGGATGGAAACTATGGAACTGAAAGATGTGTTAGGAGAAGAACTGTACAAACAGGTGCAGGCGAAGATTGATGAGCAGAACTCGAAGGAAGAGGACAAGCTCAAGCATGTTCGATTTGCGGATCTGTCGGAAGGAAATTACATCAGTAAAGAGAAGTATGATTCCGAAACCGAGAGATTGAATGGTCTGATCAACGGCAAAGACACGGAGATTGGCAACGCAAATAAGCTCATTGAAGAACTGAAGAAGGCTTCCAAGGGTGATGAAGGTATGCAGCAGAAGATTTCAACGTATGAGACGGAGAATGCCCGCTTGCAGCAGGAACTGGAAGAGACAAAGGTCAGCTCCGCTTTGAAAGTCGCTTTGTTATCAGCCAAGACGGATGATACCGATTATATGACCTTCAAGATCAAGGAGATGCTGAAAGAGAAGGGCGAAGAGCTCAAAATCGACGATGATGGCAACATCAAAGGATGGGATGATATGCTCACTACTCTCAAGACGCAGTTCCCAACACACTTTGAGAGTTCTGAAGGTGGAAGTCGACAGATTATTGAGAATAAGCTGGACAAGGGAGATCCGGCTGGCGGTTCTGCAGAGCCTAAGGATTTAGCAGAAGCGCTGAAACAGCAGTATGAAGCCGCAACGAACGGCTAAGAAAGGAAAGGTGAAAAACTATGGCAATGACATTAGAAGAAATGAAGAAAGGTATGAGCGATAAGGTATTCTCACAGATCGTGGATATCTTCCTGAGACAGTCTACCGTGCTCCAGATGCTTCCGTTTGACGATTGTGTATCTGCATCAGGCGGTGGCTCAACAATGAAATACAAGTATCTTAGAAAGGTGCTTCCAGCTACAGCAGAATTCCGTAAGCTTGGCGGTTCTTATACAAACTCTGTAGCTACAAAGCAGGAGTGCGAAGCAAACCTTGCTATTATGGGCGGCGCTGTACAGATGGACAGAGTGCTTAATATGGTGGCAGGAAACTTCGACAACCTTGCATACCAGATTGAGGAACATATCAAGGCGATTGTTTCTCTGTTCCACTATACACTGATCAATGGTGATGCAACTACAACTGCATCCACAGATCATCCAGAATTTCAGGGACTGGATTCTATGCTTGCAGGAACAGCAACAGAGTATGGAGCATCCAAGTCCATTGACTTGTCTACAATTGACAAGATCAAGGCAAATGCGGACGAGTTCTATGAAGCACTTTCGCTTCTGATCCAGACAACCGCTGCAGATGCTGTTCTTACGAACACAGAGATGATTACAAAGATCCAGACTGTTGCTCGTGTGCTCGGCTATAAGACAGAGAGCGAAGAAGCATTCGGAAAGCGTATTACAACGCTTGATGGTGTCAAGTTCGTTGACATGCAGAATCATTATACTGTGAGCGGAAGCGATGCGACCGCAAATTCGGTTGTAAAGAAGGGAATCAGCAGAAAGATCGGATCAGCAGAGACAGCAACAACAGGACTGACAGACATCTATACAGTCAAGTTCGATGTGAACGATGGTTTCCATGGCATCAGCTTGAATGGTGGTTCGGTTATCAACAAGTACCTGCCTGATTTCAGCAAGCCGGGAACAGTAAAGGACGCAGAGGTCGAGATGATCGCTGCAACCGTGTTGAAGAATACACAGCATGCAGGTGTACTTCGTAACATCAAGATTGCGTAAGCAGAGAGGATAGGTGATAAATATGCCAGCAAAGACAGAGACAAAGGCAGAAGAGACAAAGGCTGTAAAGTGGCTTGTAGTCGTTAACAATGCGCCTGCTTATTGCGGAGTTGGTGCCGGTGGCGTCCAGTTCGCAAACGGACAGGCAGTGATCGAGAGCGAGCGCATGGCATCTTGGTTTAAGGAACACGACGGATATACTGTCACAGAGCAGCAGTAAGGCGGTGATCATATGATTATGACCGTTGAAGAGTTGAAATCATATATCGATATTACTGCGAAGGATCCGGTGCTTGAAGCAAAGCTTCAGGCGCTGGAGCTTCTTATACGGAAGTATACAAATAACAACTTCCAAGACAGAAACAGACGATTTAATGCAGAGGTCAAGAGCGGAGTGCTACAGGGTGCATCGAATCTGTTTGCAGAGGGTGACACCGTACAAATATCGGAATCGTTGTATAACGATGGATTGTATGTGATTAAGGGCATTGATATGGACAATGCACATATGGATTTTGATGAGCCACTTTCGGATGAAATATGTGTACTTGTAACGAAGGTCAAATATCCTATGGATGTGAAGCTCGGTGTAGCCAATATGCTGAAATGGGATATCGAGAACCGGGACAAGGTCGGTATTCAGTCGGAGACACTTAGCCGACATTCTGTGACGTATTTCAACATGGATGGCGATAATTCGCTTATGGGATACCCAAAGTCACTTCTTGGATTCCTGAAGCCGTATATGAAAGCGAGATTTTAAATGGATGGTGATTAGATGATTGGCGGAAATATAACCGGTCAGATTCAGCTCTGTAAGACAGAGACGAATATCATCGGTTCATGCGATAAGACATGGGAGACTGTAGATGATATAACAGGGTATCTTGATCTATCGACAGGAGACAGCAAGTACACAACATACAATGCTAAGATTCAGGAATCTACGCACGTGTTCCTTGCAGACTATAAGAAGCTCGACAGCCGCATCAAGGCGGAGAACAGTCGGATGGTGATCAATGACAAGGTGTATGACATCATGGTGATTGACGATCCGATGGAACTGCATAAGCAGTTGGAAATCTATCTGAAATACACAGGAGGTCAGTAATATGTCCGATGTAGAGTTTGAGAACAATTCTATACGGATCAAGAAGGCAATCAGAGAAAAGGCGATTGCATTTCTTGAAGAAGCGGCAGGAGAAGTGCAGACGGCTGTACACAATGCATCAAGAGTAGATACTGGAGAGACAAGGGGTTCATACACTTATGTAGTCGATGAATCTGAATTAGAAGCAACAGTTGGATCTCCAGAAGAAAATGCCATCTGGGAAGAGTTCGGTACTGGCGAATATGCCGTGAATGGTAATGGTCGTAAAGGCGGCTGGTATTATGAGGATAAGAAGGGAAATGGACACTTCACACATGGTAAGACACCGAACAGACCGCTTGAAAAAGCCTTCAAGGCTACGAATGGTGCAATTCAGAATCGTGCAAATGAAATATTTGGAGAGTTGAAATAATGAGTATAGCAGCATTAAATTATGTTGGTGAACTAATGAAGTCCAGCGGGATTCCATACCAATTCGGAGAATGGGTTGGCGAAATACCAGACCGATATTATGTTGGTGAGTACATGGAAGATGATTCTCCGACAAAGGAAGAGGATGGAAGTCAGGGGACAACATTTATATTGAATGGATGGACACGTGGGAATCCGATTCTATTTGAGCAGGACAAAGAAACAATAGAGAGATTCTTACCACAGTCACGCATGAATCAGGATGGTTCGTGTGTGGCTATTTTTTATTCAAATGCATTTTCGGTACCGACCGGAGATGGGACATTGAAGAGAATTCAGATAAATTTGAGTATAAAGGAATGGAAGGTGATATAAATGGCAGAAAACACATGGAGAGAATTGTGTGTATCTGGTGTAACAGCGGATACGCCGAAACGGATACTGTTGAATGCGTGTGTGCTGTACAAAAACTTTAAGTATGACACAAGCAAGAAGCTCTGGACAGGTACTTTGCTTGGTGCTACATCCGGCGGTACAAAGTTCACGATTGCTCCAGAGATTACAAATATCTCGGTGGATGGTGTGCTTGTTAATGCGAAGGGACTTGTGCAGAAAGTTGGCGAGACGGCAAAGGTTGAGACGAACATGGTCGAGCTTACAAAAGAATGGTTGAAGGCAACAACAATCGGACAGGAAGGAACGTCGGTAGATGAAACTATGGATGTGATTGAATCCAAGGCAACAATCGAAGACAGCGATTATGTCGAGAATTTTGCATGCGTCGGATACAAGACGAACGGAACACCTGTGATCGTATTATTTGATTATGCGCTTTGTACATCTGGCTTGTCAGCAGATACGAAGAACAAAGAAGCATCAACAATTCCAACGACTTTCGATTGCTATGCTGAGCTCAAGGCAGGCGCTATGACGAATGTGCTTCCGTATCATATCTATATGCCGAAGGAAGTTGTTGAGAGTAATACAGTTGATCATTTGCTGGATGATGCAGCGTAATACCGAATATTAGGAGGATAAGTAACTATGGAAAAGGAAATGACAACAGAAACAGAAGTAATGCAGGGAACAGTAGAGGAAGCTGTACAGGAAGAGAAAAAGCCGTATACATTGCGAGCATTGAATTCGAAAGACATCTTCCCAATGATGAAGATTATTTCATGTATTAAAATCAGCAAGTTTTCTGATTGCTTTTCATCGGATGAAGCAAAACGTTTGATAGAAAAATCTATGCAGAATCAGAAGATCACTATGAAAGATGTAGAAGAGCTCGGTATGGGCATTGCATTTGAGATTGGCGATGTTATTCTGGAGAATCTTCCGAATGCTGAGAAATACATCTATCAGCTTCTCTCGAATCTGTCAGGTATGACAGTAAAGGAACTGGAAGATATGAATCCAGGAATGTTCCTTACGATGATTATGGATGTGGTCAAACAGAGTGGATTCGCAGATTTTTTCAAGGTTGCTTTGAAATCTATCGGGTAGGTGATTTAGAGTTTTGGGACTTGCTATTCAAGCGATATGCAAGTCCTTTTTTATTGATGGATGAGATGATTGCGACAGATCGCTTGGTAGAGTTCGTGGATTCAATTGTGAAGCGGACGAACAAGGATACCGAAGAGGATGTGCTGTGGGAGTTTTTCTTGAACAAGGTGCAGGGAGAGTCCTATGAGAATTTCGTAAATCGTGTACGTGGTCAGGCATCATCTCAGAAATCACTATCCGATGAAGAGATCAAAGCGATGGTGGAAAATTCAATGAATGCATTCGGCATTGAATTGGTATAAGGAGAATGCGATGGAATTATTTAAGATCTTTGGACGAATTGCACTCAAAGGTCAGGCAGAAACTGAGGATGGTTTAGATTCTGTTGCGGGTAAGGCATCCGGCGTAGGACAAGCTCTTCTGAAGGGCATTGGAACATTTGCAAAGTGGGGCGCTGCGGCGGCAACGGCAGCAGCAACAGCAACGGCGGCACTTGTGAAGAGTGCTGTGACGGCATATTCGGATTATGAGCAGCTTGTCGGCGGTGTCGAGACATTGTTCAAGGATTCGGCAAGTGAAGTACAGAAATATGCTGCAAACGCATATCAGACGGCTGGATTGTCTGCAAATGAATATATGGAAACTGTCACAGGCTTTTCGGCGTCTTTGTTACAGAGCTTGGATGGAGATACAAAGGCAGCGGCTGAAAAGGCAAATGTAGCGATCACAGATATGTCCGATAATGCAAATAAGATGGGTACCTCGATGGAATCCATCCAGAATGCATATCAGGGATTCGCAAAGCAGAACTACACGATGCTCGATAACTTGAAGCTCGGCTATGGCGGTACCAAGGAAGAGATGCAGCGACTTTTGGAAGATGCGGAGAAGCTATCAGGACAGAAGTTTGATCTATCATCATATGCGGATATCGTAGATGCGATTCATGTTGTGCAAACAGAAATGGGCATCACAGGTACTACCGCAAAGGAAGCGGCAACAACAATTCAGGGATCTGTGAACATGACGAAGGCGGCATGGCAGAATCTTGTCGTTGGAATCGCTGATGATACGCAGGATTTCGATGTACTTGTCAATAATTTTGTAGAATCCGTTACGACTGCCGGTAATAATATTCTGCCACGAGTGGAAATTGCCTTGAAGGGCGTTGGTACGCTCGTAGAGAAGCTTGCACCGATTATTGCAAAGACAGTACCGAATATCGTATCAACAACGTTACCGAGTATGATCAAAGCAGGCACCAGCATGATCCGGGCGTTGCTGGATGGATTGCTTAAGGCGGTGCCAGAGCTGATACCATGCTTTAAGGACATTATCAATCAGCTGATTGAGGTGATAGTGGACAATCTGCCACTGATCATCGAAGCGGCTGTTACGATAGCCGGAGCAATTGTATCTGGACTTGTAGAAGCGTTGCCGGATATACTCACTGCAGGTATTCAGCTGATACAGAGCTTGGCGCAGGGTCTTACCAATGGCATTCCGACTATTTTATCGACAGCAATTACAATTGTAAGTCAACTTGCATCAACATTGATTCAGAACGTGCCACAGATTGTGCAAACTGGCATTCAGTTACTGTTAGGTTTAGCGAATGGAATTTTGCAGGCGGTACCGCAGTTGCTTCAGGAGCTTCCGGGGATTATTACGCAGATGGTCGAAAATATATTATCTTGTATACCTATGATCATCGAGTGCGGAATTGAATTATTGACATCACTGGTTGATGCGTTGCCGCAGATTATACAGTCGATTGTTGCAGTATTGCCACAGATTATAAACGGAATCATTGAGGCACTCTTAGGGCACATCGATGAAATTATTCAGGCGGGCATTAAACTGCTTGTAGCTTTGATTGATGCACTACCACAGATTATTGATACAATCTGTAAAGCGCTGCCGCAAATTATTGAGGCTATAACAGGTGCTCTGCTTGAGCATCTGGATGATATGATTTACGCTGGCGTAGATTTGTTTATGGCACTTATTACGAATCTTGCGGAAATAAAGAATGCTTTAGCTTCGAAAATGCCAGAGATTATAGCGTCTATTGTGAGAGCAATTGGTGAATGCCTTGGTGAAATGTGGGAAGCAGGAAAACGACTTATGAATAAATTGTGGCAAGGTTTGAAAGAGGTTGCGCCGAATATCGCGAGTTGGTTTAAGGATTTTTTGCATAATTTATTTATTCAAGATGTTAATGTTCAAGTGGATACGTCATCGCTGAAAAGCAGCGCAACGGCAAAAATAACTAATAAATCTACATCTGCTAGAAAGCATGCAAAAGGCGGTGTTGTTGAGAAAGGTGAGATTGCACTTCTGGAAGGTGACGGAGCGGAAGCCGTTGTACCGCTGCACCAGAACCGTATGTGGATTTCGCGAGTAGCGCAGGATATGAAGAATGCGTTAGATTATGGTCAGTCATCATCTGGAAGCAAAAATGACAATGCACTGCTTGAGCTTATATATGAGCTGTTAGAGCGGCTTCCGGATCTGATACTTGAGGGTATGGAATCCGTGAATATGAAAGTTGATAAGAGAGAATTTGCAAGAATGGTAAAAGAGGTGACGGCAACTTGATAGAAAAAGCACGATATGTCAATCATATGAACGAGGTAATTGAATTTGGTGCGAATGGCATCTATATCAACGAGAACGATCTGCATGATTTCGCATGGACAGCTACAAGCATGAATGACAAAATATCGTCATTTAAGATGGGAATTGTCAAGAAGTCGTTGCCAGTCGTTTTTGCATGTAGAAATGATGACGAGGGCACAGAAAGTAGAAATCGTTTGTTTGAGGTGTGTGAAAAGGATGTAGTTGCCAGAAAACATGGAAAACTCTATATTGGCGATTACTATATGCGGTGTTATGTCACAGGATGTAAGGCGTCAAAATACACCTATAATAAGCGATACATGAAGAATACGTTGACGATTCAGACGGATTATCCGCAATGGATAAAAGAAACGATTATTACATTCAATTCAAATGAGGAGATAGTTGGTAAAAACTTAGACTATAATAACGATCATCCATATGATTACACATCAAATATTCTTGGTAAAAAACTGCAAAATGCGGATTTTGTAAATACAAATTTTCGGATGCGTATTTATGGACCATGCAAAAGTCCAGAGATATTGCTTGGAGGACATATGTATTCGGTGGATGTTGATATTGAAGCAAACGAGTACCTGACGATTGACTCTGTCGAAAAGACAATAATCTTGTATGAAAGCGACGGTAGTCAGCGGAATTGTTTTGATCTGCGAAATAGAGATTCTTACATATTTCAAAAGATCCCGCCGGGCGTAATGGATGTAGCTACTTCGTCAAATTTGATATTTGATATTACATTGTTGGAAGAGAGGAGCATACCAAGATGGACTTAATTTATATGAATGAATCCAAAAAGGATATCGATGTGCTCAAAGATTATACATTAGATCTTGCATATGGAAGCGACGAGAATGATTTTGAATGTAAAGTAAATATCAATAATAACGTATGTAAAACTGGTTATTATCTTTATTTTGAGGGCGAAGAATATGGCGGAGTGATAGATTCCGTTGGCGTTGATACAGACGAGACGACTGTAACATACTCAGGTCGTACATGGCATGGCATACTTGAGTCTAAAGTGCTGCAACCAGATGAAGGAGAAGACTATTTGATCGTATCTGGAGAAGCGAACGAAGTGTTAAAGCTTTTGATCGACCGGATGGGACTTTCGGAGCTGTTCAAGGTAAGCACTCTGAATTCAAAGATACAGATATCATCTTATCAGATGAATCGTTATATAAAGGGTTATACAGGCATCATAAAGATGCTGAAAGCATACAATGCAAAACTGAATATGGTATTTAATAGAGGATTTGTTGAATTATCGGCAAGTCCTCTTACTGATTATAGTCGGGATGAGCAGTTTGATACAGATCAGATAAGTTTCACAATTAAGAGAAATAGCAAGCATATCAATCATGTTATATGCCTTGGACGAGGTGACCTGAAAGATAGACGAGTAATTCACATTTACTGCGATTTGCTTGGTAATATCAGTGGAACACAGACACTTACCGGATTGGATGAGATGTGTGAGATCTACGACAATTCCAATGCTGAATCAGATGAGGATTTGATTCAGGGTGGAATTGATAAGATAACAGAGTCTTTTGCAAGTGACTCGGTCGATTTTTCGTTGGACAGTAACGATCAATATATATTTGATGTAAATGACAAGGTAGGGGCAAGGGAGCAGATTACAGGAACTTATGTAGTTGCGTCCGTATCTAAGAAAATAGTCAATATCAGTAATAACAGTACATCAATATCTTATGATTGTGAAGCAGATACAGTGAGCGTGTCTGCGGGTCCATATCCATCTTCTGGTGACGGATCTGAATCTGGGCAGACAGTGAGCATCAAAATAGGATCAGTGACAACAGGTGGCGCTGGTTCAGATGCGGAAGTGAAAAATGCCGGAGACAACAAGAATATGATTCTTGATTTCGTGATACCGAAAGGCGACCAAGGAGATAAGGGCGCAGATGGCGCACCGGGAGCTGACGGTAAGGATGGCGTCGACGGTAAGAGTATCAGCGAAGTTATCAACTATTATTTGGCAACATCTGCTTCAAGTGGTGTCACAGCAAAAACCTCTGGATGGACAACAACGGTGCAGTCCGTTTCATCTAGCAAAAAGTATCTGTGGAATTATGAAGTTGTAAAACTGTCAGATGGAACGATCATAAGTACATCAATGCCATGTATTATAGGTGCGTATGGTGATAGAGGAAATCCGGGAGCCGATGGTAAGGACGGAAGTGACGGCACGAATGGAACTGACGGAATAGGAATTAAGGAGATAGAGGAGTTTTATGCTGTATCAACCTCGAATACCAAAGTACCAACATCATGGTCTACAACAGTACCGACGATGACAGCAACAAACAAATACCTTTGGAACTATGAAACGATCACATATACGAACAATACTTCGGTAGATACTGCAAAGAAGGTTATTGGTGTGTATGGAGATAAGGGAGCCACTGGAGCGAAGGGTGATAAAGGAGATCAAGGAGAGAAAGGCGCAGATGGTGTTGGCGTACAATCGGTGGATGTCATGTACTACAAGTCGACATCGGCTACTTTTCTTTCTGGAGGTTCGTGGGTAACAACCTCGCCAGATTGGGAGAATGGGAAGTATATCTGGACAAAGACGGTTATCAAGTATACGGACAACTCTACAAAAGAGACGACGCCAGTCTGTATCACAGGTGCGGCAGGCACAAATGGTAAAGATGGTTCGGATGGAACGAACGGCAAGGATGGAGCAACTGGAAAAGGAGTAAAGTCGATTGTCGAGCAGTATTATAAATCTACATCGGCAACCTCTTTAGTTGGAGGAAGCTGGAGTACGACATATCCCGGATGGGAGAATGGAAAGTACATCTGGACAAGATCTGTCATTACCTATACCGACAGTACAACATCTACTACCACGGCAGTTTGTGTAACTGGACAGAAAGGCGATACAGGAGCCAAGGGAGATACCGGTGCAACCGGGAAAGGTGTTAAATCAACTGTGGTGACTTATCAGGCATCGTCTAGCGGTACAACAACCCCAACTGGAACGTGGAGTGCGACGATTCCAACGGTATCGGCAGGACAGTATCTTTGGACAAGAACGATTATCACCTATACAGACAACACAACATCTACATCATATTCAGTTGGGCGTAATGGAACGAACGGTACGAATGGAACCAATGGAACGAACGGCAAGGATGGAGCAGCTGGAAAAGGTATCAAATCCACGGCAGTAACATACCAAGCTGGAGCATCAGGAACTACGGTTCCAACTGGGACGTGGTCTGCGTCGATACCATCTACAGATGTGTCAAAACCGTATATGTGGACAAGAATGATCATCATCTATACCGACAACACAACATCCACGTCGTATAGTGTTGGTAGTACGCCGGAAGGAATTCAGGTTGGTGGAAGGAATTTGTTATTAAACTCCGGAGATCTAACCAAATGGACTCCGGAATCTGGTACAACTGTTACGGCTGATTCAGACGGGTGGTTCAAAATTTCTACAACAAAAAATTCGAGCTGGTGGAGCACTGAACAAAATATAACATTGGAAGCTGGCACATACACTATGTCTGGACAGGTAAAAAAAGGTTCGAAAGCCGGGTTTATTATTATTCGAAAAGCATCTGATAATACTATTGTGATGCAGCATGCGAACATAGATGGTAAATTTGTTTTTACGTTTGAAATATCAGAATCAACAGCAGTTAGGATAAATCTTGGATTACAGCCAACAGCAAGCGGTGATTATGTTTATTTCAAACTCCCAAAACTCGAAAAAGGCAACAAAGCGACTGACTGGACACCGGCTCCAGAGGACCAGGTAGAAAAAGCCAAAATCATTTCCGAAATCAACCAGTCAGCAGAGGAGATTTCGATCAAGGCTGAAAAGATTAGTCTCGAAGGTCTTGTCACCGCCAATGAGAATTTCAAAGTGCTGACTGACGGCTCGATTGAGGCGAAGAATGGTAAGTTTACTGGCGAGATATATGCTACGAGCGGTAAATTCGAGGGCGAAATAGTCTCATCTAAGGCGACTATTACTGGCGGAAGTATGGTCATTCAGTGTAGCAATCCTGGCGACAAAGTTATAGATATTTATTGGGGGAACCCAAATACCGAAGGACAAGATCCATACTATACGTTTCAGATAACCCCAGGGTCTATATATTCATATGGGTATAATGGTGGACATACCGGATCATATACTCTTGATTTTGATGGGCTTACATTTACTGGGGCGGGAGGTTCAATCAATACGCCTGGAAGCATAAGCTGTGATTCAATAAAGGCATCGGGCAACCTCACCGTCTCCGGAACAATCAATGGCAGGAAATGGAATTGGTCTGGGCAAGGCGGACAGCCAAGTTGGTTGTGGGGTGGAAATGATGGTGCAAACATGTATGTATATAATCCATCAAACTTTAGCGTAAATTATGCCAAATCTGCGAATTATGCTAATAGTGCTGGTGGTATTTCGGCACCTATATATGGATATGACAAAAATGTTAATATTACATGTGGCGGATGGAGTACCCCTGCTAGCGTGACACTTCCTGCCGGAACATATGTCGGAATAGTGTTTGCAAAGATGTATGGAACTCCTGCATCCAGAATGGTTATGGTATTTTCAACTAATAGCGGAGCCACCGATGCTGGGGCTTATATGTCAGACGATAATATGGATAGGGCATGCTGTAGTTCCCCAGTTGTTATAAATGTTAGTGGTAACACTAATTTTTATTTGAGGGTATACAACAGTATGTCAGGAGTTAGAGCATGTCATTGCGGGTGGTACTTAGTAAAAGTTAAATAATAAAGACCTTGGAGAGGGTCTATAAACACTACTACTTTATGAAGCGAGGAGTCAAAACATTATGAAAAAATACATTACAACATTAAGCAAACTGTTTGATATTCGTCAGTTGATTGTCAATAATGGCATCTTAGATCTTGCGTTCTCGCGTAAGGCAGGACTGTCAGTTGCTCGTAATATCAAGAAAATCGACAATGAACTTGCAGAATATGACAAGTCTCGTGATGAGCTGATTCGTAAGTACTCTGACGACGGAGTCACTATGAACCGTTCAAATCCGAACTGGGACGAGTTCATCAAAGAGTTTAATGAGATCGGTTCAGTCGAAGCGTCGCTGGAAATCAACACGATTACAGCTGATGATCTGCCAGAGAACATCACACCAGCAGCATGTCTCGCAATTGAATTCATGATCGGAGAGGAGTAGCACATGACGGATGTTGAAAGAAAGATGACAACAGATGAGATTAAAGGACTGTTGACTGGAATTTCATCAATTTGTTGTTCGACGGCTACCTCAATTGATTTTTCAGGGACAGATGAAATCACAACTAAAATGGATGCTGTATTAGAATACATATCCCGAATTGAAGAAAAGGTTAATACATTAAACAGTTTGGATGATTTAGAAAGTAAGGTTGAAGAGGACAATGCTGCAATGACAACTGTTATTGCATAAAATAAAAAGAAGGAGGCTGATTATTATGCAGATAATCGACACACATTTAAAGTTTAAATCTCTTACAAAGAGAAAAAGCACAGATGGAGGAGTTGTATTTCATCATTCTGCATGTCACGGTAGTGTAGAGGATATTCACAGAATGCATCTTGCAAATGGATGGTCTGGTATTGGGTATCATATCTATATTCGTTTAGATGGCAAAGTATACAAGGGCAGACCAATCGATATGATCGGCGCACATGCATCTGGTGTGAATTACAACACGATTGGAGTTTGTTGTGAAGGAAATTTTGAAAATGAACAGATGCCAGAAGCACAGAAGCAGGCTTTGAAAGAAGTTGTTTCATGGCTTCGCAAGGAATATGGAATTACTCGATTCAGAAAGCATAGTGATGTGAGTAAGACTGCATGCCCCGGAAAAAACTTTCCGTTTGGAGAAGTGGTGAAAGTATCCGAGAATATCCCATCGAAGACTGAATCTATACAGCAGATTCAACATATCGCTGGTAAGGGCGCTATCATTCGTGCCGGACAGATCCATGCGAATAATTTTGCCGGTGCCGGAATCGTAACGGATGGTATTCGTGGAAATGCGACCATTAAAGCCGGAATTAAGGTGTTACAAACAGCGATGAACTTAGACTATAAGTCGAAACTTGCGGTTGATGGGATTTATGGATCTGCCACTAAAGCCGCACTTGGAAAGCACTATGTAAAAAAGGGCGAGAAACAGTACATGGTTACTGCACTGCAGATTTTGCTTATGCTTAAAGGATATGCGTGTGATCTCGCATGTCCGGGGGTATTTGATACAGCTACAGAATCAGTAGTGAAAGAGTATCAGAAAAACACTCTGCTTACAGTTGATGGTGTGGTTGGATATAATACCTGGATGTCATTGATACACTAAAGAAAGAAGGTACGATTATGGCACATTTAGTGACCGGCTATGCCGGAAAGGAACATATTAAATCGGCAGATCAGGGCAGCTTCAATGCTGCCTTTTTTGGTGATGGAGAATTTGTCATGAGTAGCGGATCAAGATTTGCAGGAGCAATTATCAATAACAACACAGTTAGAATTTCTGACGGCGATATGCTGATGCAGGGCAGACATATCCGTATTGAACCGAATACTTATGAAGATTTGACAATATCGACAGGTACCGCAGGAACAAATCGAATTGATCTGATCGTAATGACCTACGAGAAAAATGCGGCATCAGGTATTGAATCTGCAAAGTTAGAAGTTGTACAGGGGACAGCAACGTCGGGAACGCCGTCTGCTCCTGAAATAGTAAGTGGAGATATTTTAAATGGTGATTTGAAAAATCAAATGCCGCTATATGCGGTTTATGTATCAGGTGTAGCACTGACCAAGATATCAACACAGTTTATGGTCTGTCCGACATATAAAGATTTAGCAATCTATTATGCACAACAGTTCCAGAACGCATGCGAAACACATTTGAATTCTTTAAATATCATTGACTCTGCTGATGCAATCGACGCAAATTCAGCAGCAAATCAGCTTGCAGGAGCACTTGGTGTTAAAGAGCTTGCAAGTCAAAAGGCACCAGTGGCGCATATACATGATGATTTATATTACAGAAAAGAAACGATTGACAAAGCATTGAATTCTAAGAGCAATACCGGTCATAATCATGATGATAGTTATCACAAGAAATCTGAGTTCACTGGTTTTACGGTTCCAATACTTCCAGTAAATGCATGTGTACTAACTTATCAGAATGCTGTCCCGCCATTTAATTATGGAACATGGAAAAATCAGGGATCTGTTACATTAGATGTATCCTATGTTAATAATGATGGGGGACAATCACAAGCGAGGATAACACCATATATTTGGCAACGTAAGAAGTAGGAGGGATGGTATGACATCAATAATATCTGCCATGATTGCGGCGTTTGTTACATTGATCGTATGCTTAATCAATAATCACTATCAGCAAAAGGCTGCAAGCAAAAAGCATGATGAAACAATTGCATTGATAGAGTACAAGCTTGATGAGCTATCAAAAAGAGTAGACAAGCACAACAATGTTGTTGAACGTACATATCGTTTAGAGGAGCAACAGGCGGTCACAAATGAGAAAATTCGTACCGCAAATCATAGAATTGAGGATTTAGAAAATTTAGAGAAGAAAGGATGATGAATATGGATTTATCAAATTATGTAACAGTATTACCGATCGTGATCATTTGTTATCTGGTTGGAATCGGGTGTAAGGCGAGCAAGAAGATCAGCGATAAGGTGATACCGGTAATCGTAGGAATTGTGGGAGGAATCATTGCAGTACCTGCTATGTATGTGATGAAGAGCTTTCCGGCGGAAGATATTATCACGGCGATTTCAGTTGGCATCATGTCTGGTCTTGCTTCTACCGGAGTAAATCAGATATATAAGCAGAGCAAGAAATAAAATTACTACCCCATTAGCAAACGTCTATGGCGGTCCTGACGGGGAAATGGGCGCATCCATGCGTTATCTGTCCCAGCGATATGCTATGCCATACAAAGAGTGTCAGGCAACTCTGACGGATATC